GCCGCCGGCACCGTGACGCTGCCCCTGAACACCTCGACGCCTGACGGCACCGAGATTCTGGTGACGACCACGCAGACCATCACCACGTTTGCCGTGGGGCTGAATGGCGCGACTGCGGCGTTTGGTGCGCCCACCACGCTGGCGGCCAATGCTTTCTTCCGGCTGCGGTTCTATCAGCCGACCAATTCCTGGTATCGCATTTCCTGACGAGGGCATCATGTCAGTCCAAGCATCATTCAATCCGGCCTATGGCAGCGGTGTCACCGTGGCCCCGACCAGCACCTCGGCATCCAGCACTGTCGGATTCGGCAGCAAGGCGCTGGTCATCACGAACCTGAGTTCGACGGTGGTGGCCTACGTGCGCGTGGGCGAGGGCTCGGCAACGGCCACGACCGCTGATTACCCTGTGCTTCCCAGCACTCAGGTGTCAATCAGCAAGGCGCAGGATCAGAACGTGGTGGCGTACATCACCGCATCTGGCAGCAGCTCACTGCACATCATGGCGGGTGAAGGGTACTGAGATGTATCCGCTGACGCGCTCGACTTCGCGGTTCAGGTTCTTCGGGGCTTCCGGGCCATCGTTCGCGCTTGATTTTGTCAATGGAACGAATGCGCTAGACCCCCGGATCACCTTCACCCGTGCCAGCACAGCCACGTTCTTCAACTCGGCTGGTGTGCTGACCAGCGCAGCCATTGACGTCCCTCGGTTCGACTACAACCCCAGCACGCTGGCGGCTCAGGGGCTGCTGATTGAGGAGGCGAGGACGAATTTGTGCTTGCAGTCTGAAGATTGGGGCAGCGCAACGTGGTCAAAGTCCGGATCAACGATTACGGCCAACGCAACGACCGCGCCCACTGGTACTACGGTTGCAGACAAACTGGTGGAGGATACGTCTACTGGCACGCACATTACAACGCAATCCATTTCGCTTGGCGGTTCTGTTGACAACTCGGCGTATGTAATCAGCGTTTTCGCCAAGGCGTCTGAAAGGACCAGATGTCAGCTATTTGACAACGCTCAAGCATCCTCTGGCATTACATCCTTTGATTTGTCAAATGGAACGGTGGTATCAGGCACAGGAACAATTACCGCTGTAGGAAATGGCTGGTACAGATGCTCGGTGTTCCCGCTGAAAAGCACGAGCATTACATCGACGCTGACAATTAGGTTGATTTCTACTGGCACAACGACCAGCTACACCGGCGACGGCACAAGCGGTATTTTTGTATTCGGCGCTCAACTTGAAGTCGGAGCCTTCCCCACTTCGTACATCCCCACCACCACCACCGCGCTGACCCGTGCAGCCGATGTGGCTTCAGTGAATACGCTGAGCCCTTGGTACAACGCGAGTGCGGGGACGTTGTATGCGGAGTTCAGCATCCCAGCGGCAACCGCATCTCGATCACAAGCAACATTTGGCGATGGAACATCTAATGAGCGCATGATCATCAGCAACAACACAAGCCTTACGGGCACCGCATGGAGAATAGTTGATGGCGGCGTAGATCAAGCAGACATCAATAATGCCGGCAGTTTTGCAAACAACGCTACTGTCAAAGTGGCAGGCGCGTATGCAGTAAATGATTTTGCAACGTCTCAAGGTGGCGGAACGGTTGGAACCGATACATCAGGAACTTTGCCGACAGTAACGACGTTGTATTTGGGGAGCAACGGCGCTGCTTCATACGCTAGTTCATATCTCCGTCGCATCACCTACTACCCCCGCCGCCTGAGCAATGCCGAGTTGCAGGCCATCACAGCTTAAGGAGCACCCATGTACCACGATACCTTCCTGAAATTCGCTGACGAAGCCGAGGCCAACGCGGCGCTGTTCACCGAGCAGACCAACGTGCAGGGCGATGTGGTCGAGACGGTGCTGGTGCCCAAGTACGCCGCTGTGGATGTCATCGGCACGATCTACAAGCCCACGGGCCAGACGATCCAAACCGACGAAGGCGAAGTGCCTGAGATGGCTCCGCTGGACGGTTGGCATGTCAACGTGCGCCACACCGACGAAACCCCGGAGCTGGCACCGTACCAAGTATTTCCGGTAACGCCTGCGAGAATGTGGGCCTGATCATGGCCAAGAGCCCTGCGTGGACCCGAAAGGAAGGCCAGAACCCCAAGGGCGGCCTGAATGCCAAGGGGCGTGCTTCTGCCAAGGCTCAGGGCATGAACCTGAAGCCCCCCGCGCCGAACCCGAAAACCGAGAAGGACGCCGCACGGCGCAAGTCGTTCTGCGCTCGCATGGGCGGGATGCCTGGGCCGATGAAGGACGAGAAGGGCAAGCCTACCCGCAAGGCGCTGGCCCTGAAGGCGTGGAACTGCTGACATGGCCGCAATCCCCATCGTCAGCGGCATCTACACCGACAACGGCCCTGACCTGCGCACGGCCTACCCGGTCAACTTCTTCGTCACGCCCAAGGGCAGCGGCATCAGCGACGCCTACCTGCGCCCTGCTGACGGGATCGTGAGCGATGGCACCGGCCCCGGCACTGACCGCGGCGGCATTGAGTGGCGCGGCACGCTCTACCGCGTCATGGGCACCAAGCTGGTGAGCATCTCCAACAGCGGCGCGGTGACGGTGCTGGGTGATGTGGGCGGCCCCGTGGATCAACTGGTGACGTTCGACTACTCGTTCGACCGCCTGGCCATCGCATCCGGTGGACGGTTGTACTACTGGAACGGCACGACGCTCACGCAAGTGACCGATCCAGACCTCGGCACGGTGCTGGACTTCTGCTGGGTTGACGGCTACTTCATGACCACCGATGGCGAGTTCCTGGTGGTCACGGAACTGACGGACCCGACGCAGGTGAACCCGCTGAAGTACGGTTCATCCGAGGTAGACCCTGACCCGGTGGTGGCCCTGCTCAAGCTGCGCAACGAGGTCTATGCGCTGAACCGGCATACCATCGAGGTGTTCGACAACGTGGGCGGTGACCTGTTCCCGTTCGCTCGCATTGAAGGCGCCCAAGTCCAGAAGGGCGCCATCGGCACCTTTGCCTGCTGCGTCTTCAACGAGGCAATCGCCTTCCTCGGCAGCGGCCGCAACGAGGCCCCCGGCATCTACATGGGCGCCAATGCCACGGCGCAGAAGATCAGCACCGACGAGATTGACCGCCTGCTGCTGACCTACACCGAGGTGCAACTTTCGCAGGTCAAGCTCGAAGCCCGCAACGACAAGAACCACCAGCTTCTGTACGTCCATCTTCCAGACCGCACGGTGGTGTTCGACCTTGCGGCCACGCAGGCTCTGAATCAGCCGATCTGGACGACCCTGACCACCACGCTCACGGGCTTCGCGCAGTATCGCGCCCGCAACTTCGTCTGGGCCTACAACCAATGGAGCATAGGCGACCCGTCGTCATCGGCCATCGGGCACTTCGTGGACACGCGCAGCGACCATTGGGGACAGACGGTGCGCTGGGAGTTCGGCACGATCATCGTCTACAACGCCGGCAGCGGCGCCCTGTTCCACGAACTGGAACTGGTGGCGCTCACGGGCCGAGTTGCGCCGGGAATCGACCCGCAGATCAGCACCAGTTACTCCCTCGATGGCTCGGCCTGGGGGCAGGATCACTTCATCCGCGCCGGATCCATTGGCAACCGCGCCAAGCGCCTAGTGTGGCTGCGGCAGGGCTCCATGCGCCACTGGCGTATGCAGCGGTTCCGGGGTGACAGTCAGGCGCACCTGTCGTTCGCTCGCCTGGAGGCGCAGATCGAGGCGCTGGCGTACTGATGGCCACATCGAAGCTCAACCTCACGCGGGATCAACTCGCGTCGTTCCTGCAGGATCATGAACAGATCAAGCAGTTCGAGCGCATGTTTGACCTTGTGGGCGAGCTGCAGCCCACAACGCTGCGCGACCTCGCAATCACGGCCGGGAACGCCGATCAGAAGGCCACCGAGGCGCTGGACGCTGTTGCCACGCTGGCGCAGGATGCCGCACTGCAAGCCGAGGCCAAGGCGCAGCAGGCGCTGGACGCCGTCGAGCAGATGCGCACGGCGCTGGAACTGCTGACCACGGCCCCGCCGCCGCGTGAGTTCAAGCGGTCGCGCTACGGGTCTTTTTACAGCACTGCCACGCAAACCGCGGCGACCATTAACACGGCCACCGGGGTAACGCTGAACACCACGGACTTGTCATCCGGCGTGTTCCTGAGCGGTTCCCCGCAGACGCGCATCAACGTAGACACGGACGGCATTTACAACCTGCAACTGTCCGTCCAATTCGACAAAACGAGTGGCGGCACCGCAGAGCTTTACATCTGGTTTCGCAAGAATGGCGCGGACGTTACGGACTCGGCCAGTCAGATCAGAATCCAGGGCAACAACGCCGAGATTTTCTCGGCCCTAAACTACTTTTTCAGCCTCAAGGCCGGCGATTACGTTGAGGTCATGTTTTCGGTGAGCGACCTATCGGTGGAACTGCTGGCCGTGCCTGCCGCTGCCCCACATCCAGGCATCCCGTCCATCATCGTCACCGTGTCCAACAACATCCAGGGGTTCCAATGACCGTTACCGTCAAAGTCCTCGTTCCTCCCAAGCAGATGGAGGCCACGCAGACCACGCAATACACCGCCACCAACGCCAAGGCCATCATCGACAAGGCCACGGTGACGAACACCGATACGGTGAACCGCACGTTCTCCGTCAACCTCGTCACCACGGGCGGCTCGGCAGGCAACTCGAACCTCGTCATCGACGACCGCACCGTGGTGCCGGGTGAGACCTATCTGTGTCAGGAACTGGTGGGCCAGGCGCTGGAGTCAGGCGGGTTCATCTCTACCATCGCCAGCAACGCCACGGCGCTCACGCTGCGGGTGTCTGGACGCGAAATCACCTGACAAGTATGATGCACGCGCCGAGTGTGTGGCTACCGGCGGCCTCCGAGGACGCCATGACCTATAGCCTGCGCACGCACTTCGACTCGCTCATGCTGCCAGCGGCAGCCGCTGAGTGGTTGCTGATGCTATGGGAGGCCATCCAGGCGTTTGACGATTACGCCGATGGAGATCCCGTCGAGCGCGAGGTGCTCGACGCGACGATCTGGAACGTCCTGGTGGCCATGCCGCAGAACACGTTTTTCTCGCGCCATGTGGTCGATCTGACGCCTCTGCTGGGCTCGATGGTGCTGAAGTGGCAAGCATCCGACCGCGTGGAGCGTGAGGGTGGCGCATCGGCTCAGTCCTACGTCTGGCGGGCCGGCTACTACGAGTTGGTGCTGGCCGCTGTGCGCCTTTGCCACGGCGCCCCTGCTGCCACTGCGGTGGCTCACAAGGTGCTGGGCATGTACGGCGAGACGCTGGACGGCTACCTCTCAGAGTTCAAAAAAGGAGGCAGCGATGCCTAATCCCGTAATCGCGATTGCCGGGAGTTCCGTCCTCGGATCAATCACGCAGTCCCGCGCTGCCGGCAAAGCCGCTGGCGCACAGACGCAAGCCGCCGAGATGGGCATCGAAGAGCAGCGACGTCAATTCGACGAGATACAGCGACTGCTATCCCCGTATGTCCAGGCTGGCCAGCCGGCGCTTGCCGGCATGCAGAACCTCATCGGCTTGGGTGGCGCAGAGGCGCAGCAGCAGGCCATCTCTGGCATCGAGCAGAGCCCGCTGTTTCAGGCGCTGACCCGTCAGGGCGAGGAGGCGATCCTGCAGCGTGCATCGGCCACTGGTGGGCTGCGTGGCGGCAACGTGCAGGCCGCGCTGGCGCAGTTCCGGCCTCAGATGCTCCAACAGGCGCTGGAGCAGCAGTACAGCCGGCTCGGCGGTCTGACATCGCTGGGCCAGCAGTCTGCGGCTCGCGTGGGCACGGCCGGCATGGAGACGGGCGTGAACGTGGGGAACCTGCTGCAGCAGCAAGGCGCAGCACGGGCCGGCGGTGCGCTGGGGCGTGGCGCTGCGTTTGGTGAGTTTGCTCAGATGCCGGGGATGTTAGGCGGGTATCAGTTGCAGACCGGAAAGGACATTTTCGGTAGTCTGTTCGGCGGCTCTGGTGGCGGTTATGCAGGGGGCTTGCCTAGTGGGCTGATCCCTGCCGGCGTCCCGATGTGAGGTAGCACCATGGTCCAGCCGTTCAACTACATAATCCCCCAGGCAGACCCGTTTGCAGGGGTGCTGCAGGGGCTGAAGCTTGGGGCGTCAGCCCAGCAGATGGAAGCTGCGCGGGAGCAAACTCAGGCGCAGACTGCGCTGAGGGTTGCTCAGGAGCGGGAGATTCAGGCAAAACTTGCAGCCCAGAATCGTCTGGCAACGGCCGCCGACTCTCTGTTGGGGAAGATTCGCGGAGGGATGGCGACGGAATCTGACTTTGCGGAATATCGCCTCATCGCACCGAAGGATCAGTCAGAAGCGGCCGCGAAGGTGTTTGAGGGCATGAGCAAAACGCAGCAGCAAAACGCTCTGAGCTTTGGCACGCAGGTAATGGCTGCACTGGGTAGCACAGACCCGCAGATCGGCATTGCTATGCTTGAGGAGCGCGCAGCAGCAGAGCGCGAAAAGAATCCTCAGATGGCGCAGGCATGGGAGACGGTCGCAAAACTGGCCAAGCTGGACCCGGCCAATGGCATCTTTGCAGCAGGCGCTGCGATGGCTGGCCTGCCTGGCAGCAAGGAAGCGATTGAGGGATGGCAGAAGACTCAGGAAGAGCGCAGGGCTTCCAGGATGGAGCCATCGGTCCTCAAGGAGGCTGCGGCCAAGGCTGACAAGGCAGTGGCTGACGCCATCACTGCTCAGGCCACGGCAACAAATGCCCCGGAGCGAGCAGCAGCAGACGCTGCGCTTGCAAGGGCGCAGGCCGACAAGGCGAAGGTTGATGCCAAGTTTGCAGAACAAAACGTCCTGGCCGACCTGAAAAAGAAAGCCGCCGATCTGGGGTTGACGCAAGCGCAAACGAACTCGGCTATCGCGCAAACCAGAAAGCTGGGCGTTGAAACCGCAACGGCGGCATTGCAGCTTGAGGCATTGAAGGCGACTGGTGGCGTTGACCCTCAAAAGAAGTTTGACCAAGAGGAGAAGATTCGAAAGGAATGGCAGGCGCGCAGCAAGGTCTACGGTGATTTGAGCGGAACTTTTTCCAACATCCAGGCATCGGCAGGCGCAAAAACTGGCCCTGGCGACATTGCCTTGATTACGGGGTTCATGAAGATGCTGGACCCTGGCTCTGTGGTGCGCGAGACGGAATTCGCCACTGCACGGGACACCGCTGGGTTGTTTGATCGTTTGGCAAACCAGGCTCAGAAGCTGCAAAGCGGACAGATATTTTCTCTGGACTCAAAGCAGCGTCAGGAATACGTCACGCTGGCAAAACAGTACCTTGATGCGGCGCAGAAGAAAGCCGATCAGGAGAAAAAGGACTTGGGCGTGGTGGTGAAGAACTATGCCCTGAATCCTGAAAACGTGTTCGGGATCAGTACCCCATCAGACCAGGGCCAGCCAGGCGCCGTGCCGCCAAGGGGTGCGGCACAACCATCTCCCGGCCAGCGCAACGTAACGGTGAACTTCTAACATGCCGTACTCCATCACCACCAAAGACGGCATCACGATCCAGAACATCCCCGACGATGTTGCGCCGGATGCCCCTGAACTGAGGGCGCGTGTCGCGCAGATTCGGGCGGCTGGTGGTGCGCAGGCGGTGGAGCCGGCAAAGCCCGAAACGACGGCTGCTGGTGTGACTGGCGCACTCACTCGCGGCGCCGCGCTCCCGCTGGCCGGCGCAACAGTTGGCGGCCTTGTAGCTGGGCCGCCTGGCGCGCTTGCTGGCGGCGCGGCAGGCGTATTGGCGCCGATGATTGGTGACCCCATCGTGGGCACCGTCAACCGCATGCTGGGCACGAATTACACGCTGCCCACGCAGGCCATGGAAGACCTGCTGACGCGCATCGGCGTGGCAAAGCCGAAGACCGAGGCCGAGCGCATCGTTCAGGCCACATCCGCAGGCGCTGCGGGCGCTGGAGGCATGGCCGCGCTGGGGCGCACCGTTCAAACCATGGCGGGCCAGGCGTCTCCGGTGACGCGTGAAGTGGGCCGCATGCTGGCAACGCAACCGGCCACGCAAGTGGCTGGTGGCGCAGGCGCAGGCTTCGCAGGCCAAGCGGCGCAGGAAGCAGGGGCCGGGCCTCTCGTGCAGATCGGCGCTAGTCTGGTGGGGGGCGTGGCTGGCGCGGCCGCAGTGCCGCGGCGCACGCCTATGCCTCGCGTCGCTGGTACGGTGGAAGAGGCCACCCAGCGCGGAATTCCCGTGCTGACGTCTGATGTGATGCCGCCCGAGACCTTCATGGGCAAGGCCGCGCAGCGCGTTGGTGAGCGCATCCCACTGGTTGGCACTGGCCCGACACGGGCAGCCCAGCAGCGGGCCAGGATTGAAGCCACGCGCGATCTGCTGCGGCAGTATGGCGCCGAAGATGTGGCGAACGTCAGCGATGACGTGATGCGCGACCTGGCCAACAAGCGGGCGGCCGATCTCAACAAGTATTCAAGCCTGAAGAACGAAGTGATCGACAGGCTGGATGCCGCCGGCCCTGTGCCGGTGCCATCGGCCACTCAAGCCATTGATGCGAAGGTGGCAGAACTGCAGGGCCTTCGGTCTGAGCAATATGCGCCGATCATCAACGTGCTGGAGGACTGGAAAGCCAGCCTACAGGGCCAGGGGTTGCGCAACGTCGAAACCTTGCGCAAGCAGATTGGCGAGGCGTTTTCTGCGCCTGAACTGGCGTCAATCCGCACTGCCGGGGAGAAAGCGCTTTCTAGCGTCTACGGCCCCCTCAAGCAAGACATGGAGGCTTTCATCACAGCCACCGGCCAGCGCCGTGATGTGACGAAGTGGAAGCTGTCAAACAAGCGGCTGGCCGATCTTGCCGGCGAGCTGGACATGGGCGCGCTGAAGTCTGTTCTGCGCTCTGGTGATGTCACGCCTGAAGTGGTGGATCGTTTGCTGTTCAGCAAGAAGCCAAGCGAGGTGAGCCAGCTCTACTCTGGCCTGACTCAGAGCGGACGCTCCAACGCCAGAACGGCCATCCTGTCGCGTGCTGCCGAGAAGTCCTACTACCAGCTCGAGGATGGAACTCGCATGTTCAGCCCCGAGAAGTTCAACGCTGAGATCAAGCGGCTTCAGCCTCAGATCGGCGTGTTCTTCCGTGGCGACGATCTGAAACAGGTCGAAGGGCTGTCGCGCGCCTTGACGCTCACGCGCAGGGCTGGCGAGGCTGGCGTTGCCACCGCAACGGGCCAAGAGGCCGTGCCCTTTGTGGCTGGCGGCGTGCTGGCCGATCTGCTGGGCACGATGGGCGCAACGATTGCCACCGCTGGAGGCATCGGAGCCACGGCCAGGCTCTACGAATCCGCGCCCGTGCGCAACCTGATGATTCAGCTTGGTCGCACAGCACCCGGCAGCGCAGAACAAGCCGCGCTTGCCAAGCGGCTGATGTCCGTCATCCAGACACAATCCGAGGCGCTGCAAGGCGCCAACGCAGACTGACCCCAGGAGCCCCCATGCCCGCCCTCAGCATCCAGCCCCCGTTCCCCATCTTCACCGACACGGACGGCCAGCCGCTGGAAAACGGCTACATCTGGATCGGCACGGCGAACCAGAACCCGATCACGAACCCGATCACGGCCTATTGGGACGCGGCGCTGACCGTGCCTGCGGCCCAGCCTGTGCGCACGCTGAACGGGTATCCGTCGAACGCTGGAACCCCTGCGCGGCTGTACGTCAATTCGGACTACTCGATCCAGGTGCAGAACAAGATCGGCAGCGTGGTGTATTCGGCACCTGCAGCAGGGGAGAGGTTCAGCGGGGTGGTGGTGAATGTCGATGCCAGCGAGGTTAGTTATTCTCCAACGGGTACGGGATCTATTGCCCGCACAGTGCAGGCCAAGCTGCGGGAAACGGTATCCATCCTTGACTTCGCGGGCGTAGACCCCACTGGCGTTACGGGGTCTTCGGTTGGCATCCAGGCAGCAATCGACAGCGGTGCCAACACCGTCCATGTGCCAGAGGGCACCTACCTGATCGACGCCACAATCATCATCCCGGACGAGATGCACTTGATGTGCGACTCCGGGTCGGTGTTCAAGCCCTCTGCCAACAATCTGGTGATGTTCACCACGAAGGACTATTCAGGCACTAAGCACGCGTACTTTTCGCAAATTTGGAACGCCCAACTGGACGCCAACGGTAAGACCGGTGTGGTCGGGTTTGATATGTACGGCCTGCGGCACGCGGCAGGCATCTTCTTCCCGAAGTTTCTCGGCGCGTTCAACCACTGCATCAAGCTGTCGGAGTTGTGCTGGGACTGCATTATTGAAGAACCGTTTGCGCAGGGCTGCGTCAACGGCATCTTGATTGCGCACGGCTCAAACGCAGTGCAAGTGCGAAAGCCAGGCTTTGATGGTTTGGGATCGGCTGGCTACGGTATCAAGATCATGGGTGGCCCCACTTACCCGACAACCTCGGTAAGCGTGATCGGCGGCTACATCCAAGGTTTTAGCGGCGCGGGCGGTGTCGGCATCTGGGACGCTGGATCGGGCACGACCTTAGGCACCTACGGAACCTGTATCCGCGATGTGTACTTTGAGTTGATTGATTTTGCAGACATTTACTGGGACGAGAGTCTGTACGCGTCTTCGATTGGGTGCCAACACTATGTGAGTTCAGGGCAGAACGCCAACTATGGGCGCAACTGCGAAGGCGTGCGGATTTACTCGCCGTTGATGACCAGTGGTTCTCGGTCGGTGGGTCTGTACAACTTCGACACCAGCAATACCGGGTGTTTTGGGGATCGCGCAATAAGTTCTGTGACCGGCATCAATTTGCCGGTCGGCACCGTGTCGGGCATCGGGTCTTTGCCATCCGAGGAGTGGGGCACTTTCACTGTCACCGTTCTCAGCTCAGGCGGAGCCAACACGGGCATCACCTACGGCACCCAACTGGCCAAGTGGCATCGCATCGGGCAGCGCGTGAACATCAATGTTCAGGTGAGTTGGAGCGGATGGACCGGCCCGGCAGGGAGCGTCATCGTTCGCGGCACACCTGCGTTTTTGGTGCCCGCCAGTTACACGCCCACGGGCATTGGCGTCGTCATCGGGTTGATGACTTGGGCGGGAGATAACTTGTACTGCTACTTGAGCGGCACAGCACAAGACATCACCATTGTGCAAAACACCACGGCAGGCGCAATCACCGCGCTGCCAATGGCGGCGCTTGGCAGTTTGGCGCTGGACCTGACCTACTCCATATGAGGGAATGCGACATGACCGACTACAGCGGCACAGAACGGCGCCAGTCGGCCCTGACTGAGGACAAGGTTGCGCTGATGATCGAGAAGGCCGTGAGTTCGGCTCTCAAGTCGCACGAGCAGCATCTGACTGCGCACATGGACAAGCAGTTCGCCATGCTCAAGCAGTCATTCTCCGAGGCGTTTCCAGGCGGAGATCCGCACGGGCACCGGCTGGCGCACGAGAAGGCCATTGCGAACGCTTCGTGGTGGGACAAGGCCAAGGGCGACGCGTTCTCGAAAGTCACGGCGGCCGGACTCTGGGCCATCGTGGTGTTCCTGTGTGTGGCCGCATGGGAGCACATCAAAGCAGAGGCACGAAAGTGAAAGGACTCACATGAACTCAATGATCATCCAGGCGCTAAAGTCCCGCACGGTTTTGTTCGCCGTCGCGCTGGCGGTGTTGTCTGTGCTGCAGGGCTTCGTGATCCAGCTGCCGATACCGCCTTGGGGCCACGCTGTCGTGGGTAGCGTCGTCGCTGCGGCCATCGTGGTGCTGCGGATCATCACCACTCAGCCTTTGAGCGAGAAATGAACCCGCTCATCCTCGGCCCCATCCTTGAGGTCGGCAAGACGCTGCTGGACCGCTTTGTGCCTGACCCGGAGAAGAAGCGCGAAGCCGAGATGGAACTGGTGCGGATGGCCGCAGAGGGTGAACTCAAGCAGGTCATCGCGCAGCTTGAGATCAACGCCCGTGAGGCCACGCACGCCTCGGTGTTCGTCGCCGGCTGGCGCCCGGCCTTCGGCTGGTGCGGTGCGCTCGGGTTCCTCTACGCCACCATCATCCAGCCGCTGCTGGCCTGGGGCGCCGCCGTGAAGGGCTGGCCTGCACCGCCCGCGCTGAACCTGGATCTGCTTTGGGTGGTGGTGACGGGCCTGCTGGGCATTGGCGGGCTCAGGACTTTCGAGAAGACCAAGGGAGTGACCAAGTGAACTGGTCCGACTACCCCAACTTCA